GCTGGCTGACCTCCAACCCGCCCTCGAATTCCGATAGCGTGGTGAGGTCGCCGATCACGCCGACCAGGGCGGAAACCATCGCCCCCGACAGCTTGACCCAGCTCACGATGAAATCCTGGATGTTCCTATAGGCCTTGTTGAGCACAGGCGGCTGCCTGACGAACGCCGCCACGATGGCGTCGTTGGCCGCCTGCAGCGTCCCTACCAACTGGAGCACGTTCGCGGTGCTGACCACCAAACCGCCTTCGTAGCCCGCCAGCTTCGCCAGGTCGTCTATCATCCCCACCACCAGGCCGATCAGCGAGCCGGCGAATTCCATCCACTCCACCTTGAGCTGGTCAATCTCGCCGCCCTCGCCGATGGCCCCTACCAGGGCGACCACCACCTGCTTGATGTCCGCAGCCAACCGCTCGGCCACGCCGGGCATCAGGCCCGTGTACCTGGCTGCCTCGGTGAAGGTCGTCGCCGCCAGCCCTATCACCTCCACCACGCCCTTCACCGCCTCGGCCCAACTGATCATGTGCCCCCACACAGTGTCCTTCCGCTCCCCAGCCCAACCCCACAGATCGAGTAGCTCCTCGCGGACGGCCACCAGGATGGCCTTCGTGTCCTCGATCAGCCTGCCCAGCCCCGCCTTGAAACCCGTCAGAGCGGGGAATTCGGCAATCGTTGGCACGATATCAGCCATAGCCTTGAAAGCACCCGCGATGGCCTGGATCACGTCCGCTATCGCCTTCAGCACCTCTGTCTTACCCTCGCCGAAGCCGATGGCCAAGCTCTCCATTATCTCCTTGCCAATCTTGATGATAATTGGCGAGGGCGACCTCATCCCAAGTGGGCCGCGTATCCACGAGGGTAGCTTGCTGACCAATTCCTCTAGTATGGTCTTGATGGCACCCCATGCCCCCGCGATGCCCCTCTTGATGCTATCAACGATGTCCCTTCCGATGGTCGTTAGATCGAGTTTTTCTGCAGCTTGAGCCAGTCCCTCAACTAATCCGCCGACCAGCCCCTTGCCAAAACCGATCAGGCCGGGGATCAAAGATTTGGTCACGAATGTCGCAATGGCCTCCAGGAATGTCTTCAACGCGCCAGGTACTTGAGCGACCGCCCCCTTATCAGTATCCGTGATCCAATTGATTAGCGCCTTTGCCAGCTCAACGCCCTTTTTGATGATTTCAGGAACAGCCGTCCCGATGATCCAGGTGAGTATCTTGCCCAGGAACTTACCCAGTTCTATCAGTAGATCGTGGATCTTTGGCCCTATCCACCCGACAAAAGCCGTGCCCCACTCTAACAGTTTCACAGCTAACTTTGGAGCTTGCTCACCTACCCAACCCAACAGGCTACTAGCTAACTCCCCTAGCTTCGCCAGCATGGGTGGTATCTTCGGGCCAATCCAGTCAACCAGGGCCGTTCCCCACTCGCTCAGTCCTTCGATGATCTTTGGAACCTGTTCACTTGCCCAATCCAGAAGTTTCTGCCCTAGCTCTTGAAGCTTTTGCAAGATGATTGGGATCACAGGCTCGATCCACGCAAGTAGCGCTTGGCCAAGCTCTTGCAGCTTGGCAAGAGCAGTATCCAACTCTCCGGCCTTTAGAGCCTCGATTATGCCCCCGATGCCTTGCTTGACAAGCTCAAGGCCCCGTCTCACGTCCTCCACGAACGTCGCTATCTTGTCGGCCACCTCAGTCCCGAAAGCCCGCTCGATCACCCCGTAGACCTGCTCGCCGAACTCCTGGACGGCCGCCAGCGCCCCGCCCTCCTGGAACGCACCGACGAGGCCCTCGACACCACGCCTCACGTCCTCCACGAATGTGGCTATTCTGTCGGCAACCTCTGTGCCGAACGCACGTTCTATTACCGCATATACCCGCTCCCCAAATGCCTCGATTACCCCCACCACACCCTCGGCCTGGAAAAGCTCGACCAGCCCCTGAATCGCCCCCCTGATCCAGTCTATCACCGGCTCCAGCTTGTCCCGCAAGCCCATGAAATTGGTAGCGAAGGCGGTCCCCAATGCCCCTACCGCCAACGCGACGATGCCCAACGGCCCCGACAGCCCCGCTAAGGCCCCCGCTAACGGCCCGAGCAACGGCCCCAGCATCCCGAAGGCGATACGCGCCCCCGTCACCGCCGTCGCCAGCGCCGTCATCACCCCCAACGCGGTCTGCACCGGGCCAGGCAGCGCCGTAAACCACTCCACCACCGTGCTCACCGCCTCGATCACCTTTGGCGCTGTCTCCACCGCAAACACGGTGAACTGCTTGATCAGCGGCGTCACCGCAGGCAAAAGCTCCAGCCCGATCCTCCCCACGGTATCGGAGAGGACGGTGTTCAACTGGCTCATCGATCCCGCGAACCCGCCCGAAGAGACCGCCACGTTGCCGTACAGCTCGTCGGCCCGCTGTAGGAACGCGCTCAATAGCGCCGTCTTCTGCCCCGTCGCATCGAGCTCCTGGGCCGCAACCCCCGCCTGGGCTGCCCATCTGTCGTACGCCTCCGTCGCCTGCACGACGACGCCGGTATTGTCCAGCCACCGCGGGGATGTCCGCCCCAGCCCGATCAGGATGCTCTCGAACATGAAGCTGGCTTCCTGCCCCGTCACCCGGCTGGCCTTCTTCGCCGTCTCCGCCAGCTTCGGGAACAACTCCTCGAACCCCCCCAGCTGCTCGAACGCCTCGTACCCGATCAGCGAGATCGCCTGCAAGGCCCCCTGCATGATCTGGCTCTCGCTCAGGGTGTTGCGGCTGGCCTCTTTCGTCTTGGCGATCATCTCGTCCACACTGAACCCGTACTGGTCCGCCATCCCCTGCAAGGCGTCGCGCATGGATTCGATCCGCCCCGCCGTCCCCGCCAGCCCCATCACCGACGCGCCCACGGCCGCCATGCCCGTGGCCACGGCGTTGCCCACCGCCGCGACAGTGTCGCCAACGCCGCTCATCGCCCGCTCGAACCCGCTCATAGTCCTCTGAGCACTCTTCAGCGACGCCACGAGACTGGACGTGTCTATGAGAATTTCGCCATACGCAGAACCCAGCGAAACAGTCATCCCCCACTCACCATAGAAATAATCGTAGTAACGACTTCAGTCGTTACTGCCTCCCCGCCGCCGCGATCAGGCTGGCCGCACTGGCAAATCGCCCCTTCGTAAGATCGCCCGATAGCAACCCCTCCAGGGTGTATTTCGGCTTGCCCGCCTTGTCCCGCTCCATTAGCTTCCCCTCGACCCAGTTGCCAAATAGGGCTATCGCCGAATCGAAGCAGTACGCCGCCCAGTCATCCTCGATCCCCACCAGGTCCGATGGCCTCTGACTGAAGCTCGTCGCGACCATCCACAGCTTCCAGATCTCCCCCCGATTCCTGTCCTGGACGAAAAGGCATCAGGAAGCGTATCTCCTGCTGCGCCCAGTTGAAGACGTACGTCTGATCCTCGAAGCCCACGTCGTCCAGCCCAATCTCGTCGTCCGCCGTCGGCTCGTCCACGATCCTGGGCTCCACGAAGGCGACCTGGCACACCAACCCGATCAGGTCGGCGAAATCCTGATACGTCTCCAGGCTCACCGACGGCCGCTCGCCCTTGGCGATCATCTGATCGATCATCCCCGATAGCGGGTCGGGAATCCTCCCCCGCTTCATCAACGAAAGAAGGGAAACCGGACGCAGGCGTGCCACGTTGCCCGATGGCAGCTGCACCAACGTGCCCTCTTCCCTTCTCCTCCGCCACTCCCTCCCGGAAGTGACCACCTTCTCATTTGTAGCAGGCATCTAGCGCTCTCCTTTCTGCTAACTTGCTAACTTGCTAACTTGCTAACTTGCCACTTGCCACTTGCCACTTGCCACTTGCTACAGTGCCGCCGCCGTCTCCTTCTGCTTGATGGTGTAAAACTTGTTGCTGTTCGCGGTATCGGCGATTCCCACTCCGCTCAGATTGCTCACCACGAACGCGCCCTTTTCCAGACGTACCGTGGGATTCGAAGTCACCTTGCACTTGTACAGCGTCACCTCGATGTCCCCGGCGTCCTCGGCGATGGCCCGCCCCTGGGCCTTGAAGTACACCACCGCGTCGTCGGCGGCGCGGTCCCAGTAGTACACCTGGTTGGGCGTCGAGCCCGAGCTGGTCAGAGATCCGCCCAGGATGCTCTTGAGCAACCCCAGCGGGACGCCGCCTTCCTCGATCTCCCAGTCGTAACCGACCATCCTGGCGGCCACCTCGACGATGATGTCCGCGCCCTCCAACTCGCCAGTGTCGTAGCGGGGCGTAAAGCTCATCACCCGCTCCGCCTGTAACTCGATGGCGCTGCCACCCGACGGGGTGATCTCCACCTCACGCAAGCCAAACGGCCGCTCCCCATAATCACCTGTTCCCATCCTGAATCACCTCCTTCCTACGTTTCGATTTACGCACTACGCAATACGCACTACGCAATACGCAATACGCACTACGCACTACGTTTCACGCCTCACCAAAGCCTCGGCATCACGGAAACTCACCGTCCGCACCTGCCGCCCGCTTCCATCGAAGTAGTGGAATACCACCATCTTGTACCCCTTTAGCCGTGACAACTCCCCTGCGCAGTAGCGGCATCTGATCTCGATCAACCCCTCTTCCGTCATCCTGAACCACAGATGCCCGCTCTCACACCTCACATCCACCCGTCAGCTCCTCAGCTTCACGACGTAATACCGCGAATAAGACATCGGACACCCCAGGGCGTCGTCCCAACTGTCCCCGAAGTCGTCGGCGTGCCGAATCTCGTATACGAAGCCCGGGGAGATCGTCACCGTCTTGAGACTGTCGGTTGTAGTGTGCAGCAAATCCTTGCAGCGTGTTCTCATCACGTCGATGCTATCGTAGCCGCCAGGCTTCTGGTAGAAGTAAATGTTGAAGAATTCGCGCTCCGCCTCATCGAACGGCTCTATCGGCGTCATCGTCCCCATCCGCAACACCGCACATGGCTTGAGATCGCCACGCGAATCATAAGCCGAAGGCGTCTTGGAGGGGCTGATTTCGGTGCTGTCGTGCAGCCCGCCTGTCATCGTCGCCGCCAGGGTGGCGTCTCCCTCCAACAGTGTCCTGATCGCGCTACGCAAGGTCGTGGTCAATTGACCACCTCCTGTAGTCAAAAAGCAAAAAAACCGAAATCGCACAAAGGCGATCTCGGCTCATCGCATCGGCTTCTAGCCCCGCCCAGGTGGTGCCGATTGACCACTCTTCGGGAGCGACCCTAGAACGGGGCACTATTTGCCTTTTTCGTTGAATTAGCCTATAATTCAGTCAGAGGTGCTTCCCTTGGGAATCAATAATTGGACTACAGAAAAGCCATTCGAGGCCACACGCGCTTCCGGCCTGAAACTGGAAATTGTTCATCGAAGCGGAATCCGTGAGCGTATCGAATATGACCACTTCGTTCTCAATAAGCATGATTGTGATCTGGGGTTTACGATACTCGAGTTGATCGTAGATGATTCCGCTCGCTACTATCAGCTCATCGCTTCCCCTGATACGCCATCGCCAACTATCAGGAAGATTGAACAACTTTCAATAATACCTCGACCCCTGCATCTCATCCACAATCACTCTTGATCCATTCCACACTTCTCTACCGCTTGCAGAAGTATCTTCGCACCCATTTCCCATGTACAATTCGCCTGTACCCACGCCGCCGCCCGCCGCCCCTGCGCCTTCGCCTCCTCCCGATGCTCGTGAACCCACGCCATCACTTGTGCCAGATGCCCGGTATCAGGCATAGCCCACTCCCCGCACAACCCCCAAATATCCTGCGGCCCATACAACGCCTCCTCCATCCTGGTCACCCTGATCGGGTAGGCGTAGTTCTCGATGCCCCCCTCCTGCAGCCCACTCCAATCAGTAGCCAGCACCGGCAACCCCGTCGCCGCCGCCTCCCTGGGCGGCAACCCGAACCCCTCGCCCACCGAAGGGAATACGAAGCAGTCGGCTCTGTAATAAAGCTCCCTCATCATCTCGGGCCCGTACTCGGCGTCGATGATCTCCACGTTGCGCTCGGCACAACTGAACAGCATCCCTGGCCCCCTCGTCTTGAACACCATCACCACCCTCGGATTGCCCCGAAATGCCTGCCAAAATGCCTGATACGCATAAGCCCAGCCCTTCCTGAACCCGCCCAGCTCACCCAACATCAAAAACACGTACGGCCGCCGCTCGGGCCGATGCATGTACGGGAACTCCTGAGCGTCTACCCCCAACGGCACCACGTGGACGGGCACCTCTACCCCGCTCTCCTGGAACACCTGCTGGCAAAATCCCGACGGCACGATCACCCCGTCGGCATGGTCGTTCACGATGTCCACCCAGTACGGCGGGCAGCGATTGGTCTCCCACATCGTCAGCCCCCAGAACCTGCCCGAGGCCCGCACGTTCGGCCAGAAATCGGGCGTGGTCACCACCAGCACGTCGCCATCGAGCTCCCTGGGCGAGCTCACGTCCCCGGCGTTCACCGCCTCGGCATCCACCCCTCGCCGCCACAGCGCCCGCAGCAGGTGAATTGCCGTCCGCCCATAACCCGATCCCGTACTGTTGAACCAGCCAATGATGGTTAGCCCGTCACCTCCCCACGATGAGCGCGAATATCCCATTGGTCTCATAATGCCAGACTTCCTCGAACAACGCCCTGATCGTGTCCTCCCGAAATGCCCAGATGTGCCCGCTGCCGTCCCCCGCCTTCTGTGGATTTTTATAAGCCTCAACGCTGAACGCCTCGGGGTTCGGCATCTCCGTGATGGGTACAGTAGCCAGAACCCCCCTGGCCATGCCCCGCAGCCTCACCATCTCTGCCTCGGGATCCACGCAGTGCTCCAACACCTCGCTGGCGATGGCCAGGTCAAAATCGGTATCCTTCACCTTCGCCAACGTCCCGCATACGAACTCAACGTTCTCCAGTTCCAACTGCCGGCAGCGCTCAATGCAGATCGGGATAATGTCAATCGCCGTCACCTGGCGGGCCAGCCCCGACAGCCACTGCGTGAACATCCCATCCGCGCAGCCCACCTCCAGTACCTTGCCCGACGTAAATGGCAGGATGAGCGAGACCAGCGCCTTGAGCCGCTCTATTCTCCAGCCCTGATGCGGCTGGTGCTGCGGTGCGTACATCCTCAACTGATACCCCTCCTTCTCGGCGCAAGCCTCGTAATAAGCCATCCTCTCCCTGGTCGTCGGTACTTTTTCGATCCTCATCGCCTCACCAGTCATTTTGCCCCCTCCAATGTGTGATATGCACTATCTGAAGATCGCCCTGAGCATCCCCACCAACTCATTGTAATGGGCCTCCATTGTTTTCATAATAATGGCATACTTCGCCGCATTACATAACTCCAGAAAAATCCCGTAACTCATCGAATGGCTCAGATACAGCGCCACCACGTCCTTGGCCGCGCTCACCGCCGCCGATTCCTGCCCCGCCAGGTTCTGCGAGCCCGATGCTTCAGATATGCCCGCCCCGTCCACGGCGTAGAACAGCCCCTGTCTGGCGTTCCCCGTCCTGTCCGTCCAGGGTGCGTGCGCCTGGGCGCTGCGCTCCATGTTCGCCCCGATGTACAGCGCCACTTGCACCACCGCCCCCCGAACCTTATCCCCATAAGCCGCAATCGCCGGGTTCAACGCCGACGGCGGCCTGGTCCACACGATCCCCGCCATATCGCCTCACGTTTCACGTTTCATGTTTCACGTTCTCACCTCACACGACCGCCTTCACCGGCCCCGCCATCGCCTCGCCTGTCCCGCTCACTAACGTATACACCGCCCCGCTCGCGTCCTTCCACTTCACGCCCCACACGTAGCTGCGCGGCGTGATGGCGGCCGCAATCGCCGCCACAATTTTCATGGTGATGTTGCCGTTGGCAGCGTCGTCCACTGTCACCGAGGCGTTTGCCGCCGTCAGGCCCGTGGAGACGCCGTTCAGCACCTCCAACCCCACGCTGGAAGAGAACAGAATCCCCGCATCGGCGTCGGCGTCCAGGACGTTCGTCTTTAGCGTCACCCACACGTCCGTGTAGCCTGTGATGTTGCCCAGTCCCGTCACGGCTTGCTCCACTGTGTCGTGGGTGTAGAACGCCCATTCGTCGTCGACCACCACCGAGCTGGCCTGGACCGTCACCGCCGTCGTCAGCGCGTTCAGCTTGTCCCTCAAAGCCTCCAGGGAATCGGTCGCCTTGTCGAACCCGCTCCAGTCCCCATCGCTGGCCGCTAGCTTGGCGACGATAGAGTTGTCCACGGGGTCATCGCTGTCCGCCACCGCTACCAGGTGGTCCAGCTTCTTCGCCACCAGCGCATCCTCGGCCTCGGCCTGGATCTCCGCCTTCGCCGCCGTCGTGTGGGAGGCCACTACCACCCCGTCCGTCCCCGTATCGGCCAGGATGTCGTCCACCACCGCCTTCAACG